ATAATACCAGAGGAAGAAAAAACTCCTGAATGGTGTGAGCAGGTTCTAGACTCAATAATTAGTTTTATGTCTTATGATGGAAACAACTATGAAGAAGGAAGAGCTAAAGACATAAGAAATTATCAAATATATAATGGTCAACTAAATCAAGATGACTATGCTTATATTACAGAACAATATGGATTAACATATCCAGCTAGACTTGTAAACTATCCCATCATCACACCTAAAATAGATTTATTAGTTGGTGAGTCTTTACGTAGACCTTTAGATATGAAAGTATCTACAGTAAACAAAGAAGCTGTTTTAAGAAAACATGATTTCAAGGTTGGTCTTATAATGACAGATTTGTTGAAAGAGATACATCAAGAGTTTGAAGAAACACAAGGTATAAGAATTAAAGATCAAGGTAAGGGTATAGCTGTTCCAGAAGATATAGAAACTTATATGAAATATAACTATCGTGAAATGGTAGAAGAGGTAGCGCAAGATGGTTTAGAATATATAATTAATAGATATCACGTTAAAGATATTTTTAAAGAAGGGTTTAGAGATTTATTAGTAACAGGTAAATCCTTTTATAAAACTTACATTAAAAATGGTGATCCATATGTAAGGCGTGTAGATCCAAGAACTATTGTTTTTGATGGCGCTTCACATTCTGATTACCTAGATGATGCTAGCTGGGTGGGTGAAGAAAGATACATGACTGTAAATGAAATCAATGATGAGTTTAAAGAAGATCTTACAGAAAGCGATTTAGTTGAGCTGGATAAAATGAGAAATCTTTATGGTGGTTCTCCTGACTTAAAATATTATAATAGTTCTTTTGATTGGATAGATGCTGGATATGGTAAAGAAACTAGAATACGCGTGGTATCTTGTGAGTGGAAATCTTTAAGAGCATTGAAATTTAAAGTATCAGATAATAAATATGATCCTAATAGACCATTTAGAAAGCTAGTAAAAGATACTTATAAAGCTAGAAAAGGAGAAACTGTTGAAGTTAAATATGTAGATGACATATGGCAAGCTACAAAAATTGGTGGTAAGATTTTAGTAAACGCTACAAGAAGAAGTAATCAGGTAAGAAGTGTTGATGATCCTGGAACCACACCATTGTCTTATGTAGGTTGTATATATAATAATACAACAGGTAAACCTATATCATTAGTTGATTTATTAGATAATATTCAAATGTTATATAACATAGTAATCTATCAAATAGAACTAGCTATGGCAAGATCAGGTGGTAAGGCTGTAGTATACGATGTATCTCAGCTGCCCACAAATGCAGGCATGGATATACAAACAGTCCTTTATCATTTAAAGACTGATGGTATTATACCTATAAACTCCAAAGATGAGGGTAATCAAATTAGTTCATTTAATCAGTTTCAGCAAATTGACTTTACATTATCACAATCTGTTCAGCAACTAATTAATTTAAAAATTATGTTAGAAGAAATGGCTGGACAAATATCAGGTGTTAGTAGACAAAGAGAAGGGGCTGTAGGGCAATATGAATATGTGGGTAACGTACAAAGAAGTGTGGTGCAATCAGCAACAATCACTGAAAGCTGGTTTCAAGCACACTCTGAAGTTAAGCAAAGAGTTTTTGAAAGACTTTGTAATCTTATGAAAATATGTTGGGCTGGTGGTAAAAAAGCTGGTATGATTTTAGGAGACGGTGCATATAAATTTTTAAATGTTTTACCTAATATAGCATTACAAGATTTTGGTGTATATGTTGGAGATAGTGGTAAAGATGATGCAATGAAACAAGTTGTTCAACAATTATCACAAGCAGCATTACAATCAGGAAATGTGGATCTGCTTAATGTTATAAAAGTGTTAAAAGCTGATACCATGACTGAAGCTGAAAAAGTTTTAGAGCAGGGTATGGAGCAGATGAAACGTATGCAAGATCAGCAACAACAAATATTAATGCAACAGCAACAAATGGCTCAACAAGCTAAGGAAGCTGAAATACAACAACAATTAGCATTAAAACAAGTTGATAATGATGCTAAAAAAGATATAGCTAATATAGAGGCTGAAACTAAAATAAAAATTGCTAAGATGCAAACAGATGCGCAGCGTGATATTAATGATGCAAAAGAATCTTCTGCTATGATAAAAAAGGTGGCAGATTCAGAATTAAGAATGAGAGAAAAAAATCAAGAAACCCCTGAAACAACTGTTGGTGAAAAAACAGCAAGACAAGAGCTTGACAGGGCAGTTCAAGATATTTAAAAAATTATTATCTTTGCATTTGGGAACAAAAAATTAAATTAATATGGCAAAAGAAGAATCAAAAATAGTAGAAGCTGTTGAACAAGCAACAGAAACAGAAACACAAGAAACACCACAAAATGAAAGTGATGAAAAGTTTAATCCATTGGCTTTTGCTTCCGATAAACCGATTTCTGAAGAATCAAAAGAAGAAGAGACAACAGAAAATACTGAGGGAAATACAGCTGAGTCTACTGATGGATCTGAAGAAAAATCACAAGAAGAGGAGGGCTGGTCATGGAACAAAGATGAAGAAACTACAGAGACTAGTAAAGAAGAATCCTACAATTGGGAAGGTGAAGAAAAAAAGGAAGTTGAAAGCAATGAGCAAACAAGTTCTGAAATAAACTGGTCTGATGTTTCTAAAGAATTAGGAATAGAGGGTGCAAGTAAAGAAGAAATTATTAACACATTAAATGATTTAGCACAAAGACCAGAGGTTGATACGTCTAACACTCAGGTGGTTCAACTACAAAAATTTTTAGCATTGAATGATAGAGATTTAGTAGGTGAAGAACTAAAAGCTAATGGCATGGATGATGCAGAAATTGAGGAGTCACTAGACAAGCTAGAAGACTCTGGTATGCTTAAAATCAAAGCTAAAGAAGTAAAAAAGGTTATTAACAATGCAATTGAGTCGCACACTAATACCTTAAAAAAACAACAGCAAAGTGCAGCTTCTGCACAAAAAGCTAATGCAGAAAAAGCAAAAAAAGAATTACAAAATACAATCAAAGACATGAATGAGTTCATGGGCGGGAAGGTGACAAAAAAACAGAAAGAAGAAGTATATAGATATGCAACAAGTAAAATGATGGACGATATTTACAGTAGTCATGCCAATGTCGCAGACGTAGCTATGTTCATGCTTTACAGAAAGCAGATTGAAAAAATTCTTCGGACTCAAGGTTTAGAGGACGGCAAAGCCGCTATAATGAATAGTATAGTCTCACCAAACCTTAACACTGGAAAAAGCAAGCCAAACTTTAAAGTAAAGTCTGGTAAGTTTGATCCAAAAGCGTTCATGACAGAGTAAACTTAAATAGTAAGTCAAAGACTGCATAGAGTTGAAAGTTAATTGGACAAAGTAAAATGTTTAATTAATTTAAAAATAAAAAAATGGCTAGAGTTTATACAGGTACCTACGGTTCAGGTACTACGGCCGAGAATGCGTTGAACACAGCTCTAATGCAATACCCAGAGATTGCTAGAACTTTAATTCAACAGTATCCTCGTTATGCTGCGACTTATCTGTTAGAAAGAACAGGAAGATTCGCAACAGAAAAAGTCCTAGGGGACAATTCTTTTGAATGGAAGGTTATGGGAAGATATAACACTCCATCATATTCTAATGGTTGGATTTCATCTGATGGTGTAACATTTGTAGGTAGTGCTGCTGGTTCAGGAGCTGCTGCTGTATCAGGACAAACATTAACAAGTGCTGATGCAAATGGAGATCAATTCTTTTTATCATTTGATGGTGAAGGAATATACACTACTTCAGGATTTGCAAATGCAAGCTTCCTTAATAAATTTGATTTAGTAAGATTTCAATCAGGAGCTACTGCTGTTGTATTGGAAGATCCAATTCAAGATGTAGCAAGAGCTGCTGCAAACAGTGGTTTAGTTGTAACAACTGCTTCTGCTGTTGTTAAATTTGAAATGATAGATGGTGCTGCTAATCCATTACAGTTAAGTGATATTCAAGCGGGATCAATTGTTGCTTCTATTGGATCTGCTTTTCCAAATGGATCTAATGGTGCAGATGTAGGTGAAAACTACGTTTATCCTTCAACACACAAGAACTATTTAACTACAATGAGAAAGAAAGTTTCTGTATCAGGTAAAGATCTTACAGATGTTTCTTGGATTGAAAATAATGGTTCAAGACTTTGGTACTTCACTAAAGAGCAAATGATGATGGATGAGTTTATGTATCAACAAGAACTACAAAGATGGTATGGAAGAAAATCAATTACTAATGAAAGTTCAGGTGTTGCAAGACCAGACGCTATTGTCAGTTCTGCAACAGGATTATCAGGAACATTAGCAACATCTATTGTTACTGGTGATGGACTATTAGCGCAAATTGATTCATCTAACCAAGCATCTTATACTTTAGGATCTTTAACTGAAGATATTATTACTGAGTTTATCGCTAAGATATCTCTTAATGCTACTTCAGCTGAAGGTAATGAGTATGTTGTAATGACTGGTACAGAAGGAAGATTAGCATTTCACAGAGCTATGAAAGACCTTATTGTTGCTCCTGCTGGTGCTTTCACTGGTGGTTCAATGCAAGGTGTAAGTGGTGATGTTGAGTTAGGTGCTAACTTTACTTCATATACTGCATTGGGTAATAAAATTACTATTGCTCACTGCCCAGTATTTGATGATCCAAATTTACATTCTCTTGCTGGTGGAACTAACTCGTTTGGTGACAACAGATTAAAAGAGTCTGCAAAAATGGTATTCCTAGACTTCGGAAGAACATCAGGTGTTTCTAACATTGAGATGGTTACTAAAGGAGCTGAAGGACAAAATAGAAGTATGATTAAGAAGTATGTAGCTGGTATGGTAAACCCTTATGACCAAAGCGCAATTTTGGCTGCTAATGCAGATGACAAGTTTGAAGCACACGTGCTTTCTGAAACTGGTCTTCTAGTTAGAAACCCATTGTCTTGTGGTATATTGAGTGCATCGTAATTATTAACCTTTAAAAATATAACTATGTCTAGAAAAAAATTCATATTCGTCAAAGATGCTGCTAATGATGCAACTTATATTGACGTAGACAGAGTGCATGATTTAGAGGTTACAAGCGCAACTGTATTTAATATTAATGCGTCTGATAATGAAGGTGGAGCTATTAACTTAGCTACAGTTACATGTTCAGACTCTACATTAGCCATAAAAGAACTAGCAAGACTCATGTCTGAGTCAAATTCATCTGATATTATTGTAGCAGATGATATTGCTGGTATACATATGGCACATGTTGAATCAGTTGCATCAGTTGACCACTCCTAATGTTTAATTTAAAATTCTAATAAAATGAAAAAAAGAAAATATTTATTTTTTGCAAACAGCGCTACTGATGCTGCCATCATACCCGCTGATAAAGTTAGAGATTTAAATATAACTGGAGCGAGCGGATCTGCTAAGTTATCTGTTAATTATTCAACAGATGCTGGTGGAGATGGTAGTGTTACACTTGATACATCAGATTCAGATGCTGCTGCAAGAGCTATACAAAGAGCTATTGCAACAAGTTCTGCGTCAGTTATAAATATAGCTGATGATGTAAAAAGTGCATTCATTACTGGAGTAACTGCTTGTAATACTATAACACACTCATAACTTAAATAACTAACGGAGGTCTGTAGAAGATCGTGCCTTTATGCGGGCCTCCTTTTTAATAACTATAATAAATTTAGAAAAATGGCAATAAAATTTGATTTTAATAGACTAAGAACTGCTGTAGATTCATTCTACAAAGCTAAAGACACAGTCGGTGAAGAAGTAGTGCATTTACCTGCTTTAAAAAGTGTAAAGAAGGTAATTGCTTTAGGTGATGCAAATGCAAATATCATTGATGATGATAGCAACTCACTTTATGCTTCAACTGCTGCTGCAACTGCTGATCGTACATATACTTTACCAGCGGCTGCAAAAGGATTGTGTTTTGAGTTTTTAGCTACTGTAGCGTCTGATACACACGCTTATATTTTTGAGGTTCCATCTGGAGCTTTATTAGGCGGTGTATTAGCACAAAATGGTACTGGAACTACAATTGTTCAGTCTGATGGTACAGATACCAAATTAACTGTTAATGATAATGTAGAGCCAGGAACACACTTACAGTTTCGTTGTGCAGATGACACTAACTGGGTTGTTTCAGGTGTTGTATTATCTTCAGATGCTGATCCAGCATTTAGTTAATAGATAATTAGAATTAAGGGGGAGCTTTATGCTCTCCCAAAATTCTTTATATTTGTAATATGAATTTTGTAAATTTTTTAAAAAGCATAGCTAAAGATCCAGAGGCTTGGGAAAAAAAACAAGTAGAGGATTCAAAAAAAAATCAAGTAAGATTCAATATTGGAGGCAAGTCAGGTTTTAAATGGAAGACTGAGTCTGCTAATAAAACTTGGATAGAAAATGGTAAGGTCGTAAGAGACAGAAAAGGAAAAACAATAAGCAAATAAGGAGTATTAATCAAAAAAAGAAAAATGAAACACATAGTATTAATCAAATCAAATAATCCAGGCAAATTTAATTACTGTAAGTTTGGAAATTATAAAGACAGAGAAGGAAGACTTAAAGAACTAATTGATATAAATGGACATAAAGTATCGGGCTTTGAAATGTTTCAAGCTGTGGTATCTTTAGATATTACTAAAGAATATGACAAAAGACTTTATGAGTTTTTAAAAGATCATCCATTAATCAAAGGTAAATTTACAATTGAAGATATATCAAGTAATGAACAGAAAAAAGCAGAAGACTCTATTAAATCAGCAGAAGCTGTAACAACCGCTTCAGAACTTAAAGAAAAAGATTTAAGAGATTTAGCTTTATTAATGGGTATAGATGCACAAATGCAACTTATGTTATTAAAAGCTAAAGTAATACAGTTTGCTAACGAAGATCCAGAGTCATTTATGAAGTCTATTGGAGATATAGATAAAGAGCATAGAGTATTCTTGAAAAAAGCTTTGGCAGAAGATGTATTACAAAAAGTAAATGGAGTATGGAAACATAACACATTAAATATTGGTTTAAATGAAGATCAAGCAATATTGTGGTTAAAAGATAATGGAGATTCATATGCATTGCTTAAACATCAATTAAGAACTGGTAAAAAAGAAGAAACAAAAAGTCTTGAACTTGAAGAAGTATCACAGTCAAAACTAAATGAAAGTTCTTTTATACAAGAAATAGAAAATAGTAAATAATGACATTAACCGAAGCCAGAGCGCAATTAGATATTTTAATAGATAAAGTAGATCAGGCTTATTTTACTGTATTAGAAAAAAATACTTTTTTAAATAAAGCTGGTGTAGAGTATTTTGATAAATACTACAACGCTATGGGTGCTAATCAATTATTAAGAGATAAGCTAGGTTATTTTATTAAAAATATTTTTATTAGAGGTAAGGCTGGAGTTGCTCCATATGATGATGATCCTGCAAGACAAACATATGGTTCTGTAGAAGATTATTTACATTTATTATCAGGAACTGTAAATGGAAAGGTGGCTAAAGTAGTAAGTTGGGAAGATTTTCAATATTTATCTGGAGATAATGGAACAGTAGCTCCTAGTGAAGATCCATATAATAGAGCTGATTATGATCATCCTATAATGACAATAGGACCAACTTTAGCTCAAACTGATCCTAGTATTGATTTTAATCCCAATGGCATATACTATTATCCTCATAATGAGTCGGTTATGCCTGGCGCTAGAACAGCTATACTTTCATATGTATTAGATTCAAGCACAGGAGAAATATTACAAGTAAATATTTTTGATCCAGGAGCAGGGTATGCATCTCCTGCAACTATACCTGTTGGAATAGGATTTACTACAGGTACATCACCTTTAACCACAGGAAGTGGATTGGGTACTGCATCAATTACAGTAGATACTATAGGAGGTCAAGTTGTTAATGTAAATATTATAAATGCTGGAGCTAATTATGGTCCTAATTTACAACTACAAATGCCAGATCCAATTAATCTTACTACAGTAACTAGTTCTGATAGCTTGACAATATCATATGTTAGAGAACCAATAAGTAGAAAAATTACCAATGAATTTGCACAGCTAAATTCATCTATGGCTCATGAAATAGTTCAAATAGCTGCAAGAATGATGTCTGCAGCAATTGAAAGTTCTAATTATGAGGTACAAAATAATGAATCTAATTTGTAGACGAGTTTCTTTTGCTCCCTGCTGCAAGAATAGGCCGAAACTAGAAATAGTGTAAGCCTATTTTTGTTTACTAGATAAAATTAACTAATTTTGTAAAGCGCAAATAATATTCTATGATTACTCTAAACGAAATAGCATACAATATCAAAAACTTAGCTTATGGTGGTAGTCATTCCACTGAAGAGAGTATTTCATTAAGACAAATAAAAAGCTGGATACATTATCATAGAGCTAAAATTATATCAGATAATTTAAACAGAGGCATGCTAACAAATCATAACTTATTTCAAGTATATGATTTATCTGCATACACTTTATTTGATAAAGTAGTAGCTCAGTACATAGATGACTTTACAGCAGATTTTCGTACTGCAGATCCTACAGACGCTAGTCTGTATGGTGATAATGGTGTGCGTTATTTAAGTTTAATTCCAAAACAAGGAAGCGCAGCAAATTATCCTAATCAAATAAAAGGAGATGTACCAGCCTTTTCTGCAATCACATATGATTCTTCAGGAAATGCTCAAAATACTTTAGCTGCTTTTAATAGAACCACTTATGGACAACCACAAAGAGATAGATTGATACAAGGTGATTGGAGAAATAATGGTAGGTTAGTTTTTACTGTACCACAACCATTACCTGTAGATAATTATTTAAGATCTGTAAGAAGTGTAAGTTTGTCTAGAAGAGCTGTTTTAGCTTCTAATCCAAATAGACAAGCAGCAAGTACATCAATAATTAATGTACCTATAAGAACAGGTCAAGGTAACTTATATAACCAACAACCTTTAGCTAAATTTTCTACAACATCTGGCACCAATCAGTTAGATAGAGATATGGTAACAGTATCTATAACTAATTTACAAGTATCTCCTAACTATATGAATAATACAGACGCATTAGATAATAAATCTGTTGTATGGGTTTATAAAGGAGCTTTAAGAGCAATTTTTTCAGATCCTACAAAAGTTGTAGCTAAAAGAACAAAAATAGGAACCGCAACACAATATAGAGATGATATAGATCCATATCCTTTACCTATGGAATATGTTAAAGATTTAATAGAAAGAATATTAGCATTAGAAGTAAGAACTGAATTAAGTATGCCATCAGATTTAATTAATGATGCACAAGATTCTACAAAACTACAAGGAGGTGGGGCTTAAATATAAAGATAAATACACATCTATTAGAGATATATATAATAGTATAAAGAAAAATTTAAATATACCATATACAATATATTATAACATTATTAAAAAATTTTGTATGATATTGATTAGGGATATGGTGGCTAGAGACAGAAAAGTTTATTTACCCAATAGTATGGGATTTATGTATTTAGCAGAAAAAGAACATAAAAGAGCTTTTCATACAAGAGTGGACTATAAAAAAACAAAAGAAACAGGAAATATTGTTACATATAAAGTTCCAATATTAACTGACTTTTATAAAAAAATAATATGGGTGAGACCTACAAAATATAGAAATTGTAAAGTTTTACCTCTTGGTTTTTCCAAAAAAATAATAAAAATAATAAATTTATAATATGGGTACAGAATTAACAGCACAAAGTTTAACAGTAACAATAACAGAAGCATTAGCTGTAGATCATGCAAATGGATCAACAAATGATATTGACTTTGCACAAACATACACACATACATATGGTAGTATAGCAAATGTAAATAAAAGAATAATTAAACTATCAAATACTAATTTAACAGAGATAGCAACATTAGGAACTGCTACAGCAAATGGTGCTTTTGTTAGAGCTGATATAAGATATATTAGAGTAACTAATTTAGATTCTTCAGATGTTTTACAGGTTGGATTAGACGATGAGGCATCGGATGCGGCTTATGTAGAGGTCGCTGCGGATAGCAGTATTATATTTACAGGTACAAAATGTGAAGGAGGTAATGGCGGTACAACTTTAGACAC